AAAAAGGAATAAAATGAATCAATATATTGTAAAATATTGGACAAAAGAGCAAACTCCAGCAGATGCCTTGACTGACACACTAAGTCCCACTGATTGCCAAGAGCTTGAAACAAGGTTTCAAGTGCTGCAAACGATAAAAGGCATGTTTGCCGATCACGACTTGGGCAGTGAAGCACATATGAAAATGGTACGCAACAACAGCCAACTGGCACAAAATCAGTCACTGAATCGTATTGCTGCTAAATATTCTGCCATGAATTGTTACTGGCAACTGTGGGACACCGCTGCCAACATAATCAAAGCAAACAATACTCAATTGCCTCCCGCATAATCTCAAAGGAAAATCTCATGCAATACACATTAAAATATTGGTTGCCATCCCAAACATCGGCAGACGCAATCACCAGTCATTTTGAATTACCAACACCTAGTGCAACTGTTCACGATCTGGTAAAACAATATGCCATGCCCATACAATCAACTCACACTTGGGAAATTTGGGACAATGCACAAAATTTAATGATTGCTACCAATCGCAATCTTGTTCCATAAAAATTTCTCGTCATGGTATATTAGCACTATGGCGTTGTCATAGACGAGAAGATAGAGAAAAATTTAGGATAGCTGCCCACAGGGCACGCTGTCAAATTAAAGAAGCATCATTTATAAGAACACGATCTCAGACAGGCGCCTGTTTTTAGGAAAAACTATGCTGACTCGTCGGCTAAGTCACAATTAATAAACAGTCTTACAAATCACTACACACGCCGTTCATTATAGGAAATACATTTGCTATTACTTTGGCAATGGCCAATGCAATTTCCATGTGCTCTTTTTGTGTCCCATTTTTTGATCTTAGTTCGCAGTAATGTACCCAGCTACGAAGTGTGCCATTCATATAAATTCTACTTTCAATTAAGCCTTCGGGCAATACTGCACGAGCCTGCTCTTTTGCTATGCCGTTAGCAATAGCCCATTCGTATTCCCGTTTGGCAGCATAAATGACTCGTTGCTGAGCTCTGAACCATTCGTTTTGTAACTGTGTATCATCCACTTCAACGCTGTTCTGCCTGTTCTTGGGGTCTTGCAGTCTAGCTTCTCTTGTAACAAACAACAAGTCTCGAGTAGGGTCAGCATATCGCTGACTGAACTCTTGGAAGCTGAAACTTCTGTGTCGCAAGATCTGTCGGGCAATATCTCTTGTGGTTGTGATTTCAATGCAGGCACTGACCATTTCAAGTGGGCTCCAGTGCTGGTGTTTGATGAGATATCTGATGAGTTTTTCGGATGTTTCAGTGTTAAGTTGGTTGCTGGGATTGGACACACGGGCGCAATACGCAATGAGTTCCTGCGCATCTGAGATACCAAGATCTGCAAATTCTGGTGTGGGCTGGCTATAACTGAGTAGCTGAACATTCATTATTTATAACTTCTTTTTTTTAAGGAATTTTTGTGTGCTTTTTTCAATGTCTTTTCTTACTCGTTCTGTATCCAGTTTGAAGTTGACATTTTCTATAGAATCTTCGTAGCTTTTGCATAACTCGTTGAAACTTTGTTCAAATACTGGCCAGCCTTCTTTTTTGGCCCTGGCCGTAATTTTAATTACCCAAGATTTGCCATCTTTGAATGTGATTATAACCGTATCAAGATACTTGATAGGCAAAACATTCAGTTCTATATCATTCAGTATCTCGGGCCACATATCTATGACATCTCTGGGAAGTATTTTCCCAGAGCGTGTCACAACACTTTCTTTTTGGTTGGAACCAATTCTTCTGCTAGGCGTCTATATTGTGCAGCTTCTTTGGCAAGTTTGTCAGCTCTGCTACGATACTCTTTGGCCTGTTGATCTGGTGTTAAAGATTTGGACACTGCAAATTTTTCTTCAATCACTTGGGCTGTAGGTGCAGCTAATTCATTCACGGGTGCAACATCTACTTTTCTAGGCTTGTCGTTAACACCTTCATTGATAGCCAAGTCATCTACAGCAATACCTCGCTGCTCAGCAATAATTTGATTCAACTCGCTGAGTAATATGCCAGTACCAGGTACTGGAGTCATTTCAACACTTGCAGTTGGTGCCTTTATCAAACGGTTGTTAACATGCAACCAGGGCAACATTCTGGACCCATCTGGAAATTGTGTTCGATCAAGTGCTTCAGCAAATTCATATGCTTCCTGGCCAGCTGAGCTTTCCACCAAATTGATGACGGCATCGTGATAGATATCGGGCATGTTTTCGGTTGGCACAATTAAACAACTGTATGCATCACCAGGCAGGGTGCGATAAGCCACCAAGCATTTTTTGTTAGTGGCTTTAACACGGCCCACGTGTTTGAGTTCTTGGGCCATGTGTTATGCTCCTACAACAGCGTTTGCTACAGCTTGTGAATTGTTTTGGGGTGTTTGCCCAGGTTGTTGTGGTTGAGCTGCCTGTTGTGCTGCTACCACATCTAAAAACGCTGTAAGTTTGGTATAAGTTTGTCCCACCGCTACCATTTCATTGGGTTTGAATGCACCTCGTGAACTGGCAATATCGATGATAACTTTCATGGCATTTAGATCATTGATGGTAAGATCGTTGCTTTGAGCTGCATCAGCAGCCGGTTGTTGATTTTGTACCTCAGACATTGAAATCTCCTTGTGTAGTAATGTACAAACTTAATTATCTCGTTTGTAAATGTGGACAGGCAATTGTGAAAAAACTCAGTTCTTTTTCACTTTCAAATCCCACCCGTGTGCCATACACAATTGTGTTTGTGCTATCTAAAATAATATCCTGTCCAATGTAGTATCTACTGTTTAGATTTTTCCGTACCCAAGAATCTAAAGATTTTACAAGAGTGGGATTATATCTATCCAATACGGAGTACTTGAAATGTGGACAGGCAAAATCAACCCTTCGTAAACCAAAATAGTTTAGGGGGTTGGGTTTGCCATTTTTGAGAGCCATGTTACGCTTCTTCAGTTACTGATTCGTAGTAAGCGTACTCGCCCCAGGGCGGAACAATTGTGTTGTTTCCATGAATGATGAATACTGTATCGCAGTAGTTTTCGTCTCCCCAGCTACCCCAAGGATAACCGTCTGTGAACATGATAAACTTTTTGGGTTGAATATCATGTGACTTCATATAATCCCAATTAACATCAAACTCAGTTCCGCCACCGCCCATGGGCTGGTAGTAGTCAAACTCGTCTATGTTGTAACCATCAAAATCTGCTTCATTGTACACTCGAGTATCAAAGCACCAAACTTTAATTTTAAAGTCCTTGTATTCTTGCATAATGCCTTTGATTTCTGTCAAAAAGTCTTTTGCTTGTTCATCGCCAATTGAGCCACTCATGTCAATGCCCACACAGATATCGATTGTTTCTTGAAATTGTGTGCCGGGCAAAATAGCATTCATATGCCAACCCTTGCGGTTAGGACGCATAAACGAGTAGTCGTTTTTAATAGTGCTTTGAATTTGTTGGCGCAAAATATCACGCCAATTCATTTTAGGCTCTGTAAGATCTTTGATCATGCGTTGAACACTTGCAGGGGTATTCCCTGCACCCGCTGCCTGTGCCGCTTGCATTGTTGCTTCGCGTATCTCGTCACGGATTTGTTTCAGTTCTTCTTTGCAATACTTAGGCTGACCATCCTTGCCTTCTTTATTACCCCAGTCAATGTGATCATCTAACAATTGACCAAGTGCTTCAAGCTCTTGCTCGTCCATTTCGTCAAAGATTTTGTCATAAACTTCTTCTGCACCCATACCGTAGTATTTTGCATCGTGAAAAATTTTGATACCTTCGATATTGTGTTCACCAATGCGATCACGCACCAATTGTCCGTTTACACAATAATCTGCAGCAATATTAAAAATACGAGCATTGCGACCTTCACGACGACCCATATGGTCAAAAACATTGTGAAGAATTTCGTGTGCAATAACAAATTCAACCTGTTTAACTGAGAGCGGAGTAAAAAATTTTCGATTAAAGAAAATAGTGCGACCATCTGTTGCTGCTGTGCCCATCCATTCTGTGCCTTCTTCAATTTTCAAGCGTGTAGCCATATTGCCAAAGAACGGGTGACGGAGCAGCAAGCCCACACGGGCTACGATAATCTTATCAATAATTGGATCTGTATGTGACATCTAAACTCCTTTTTGCTATAGTATATATTATAACACCACCCGAGGGTAGTGTCAAATGGTGCCAAACTCAATTATTTTTCTGTCGCAGCACTGATATACTTGCCAAATTTAGCATGGAAATCATCAAAACATTTGATTTCATCAGGATCCAACGGCAATTTGTAAGTGCTCAACGCCAACTTAGTGCCCATGATAACCAATTCAGTTTCAAAATTGTTCATCATAAATTCAAAGAAACAGTTGACCTGTTCGTTCCAATTTTTAGCTTTCTTTTCGCAACTATCTTTCAACTCGTAGCACAAGCTAATAGTCAATGAATACATAGCCGAAATTTCTTTCGAATCCATTTTCTTCACTTTACCATTCAAAATATCTGTAGGATTAGGCATCTTGCTGGCATGTTTGCGGTGCGCCATGAATTTGATAGCAAGGCCTTCACCCACTGAGCCGCTAACCAAATCAGTCAATGTGTCAGTGTCGCAGTCATCGTCATGCAACAGCTCACTTACAAAACTCCAGGAACGGGGAGTAGCAAACGCACGGCTTGAACTCTTGGGATCAAAATCATACAGATCCTTTTTAGAGAAACTCAAGAAGCCAACCACATCCTTGTGTACTTTGTTTTCAGCAGCCCACTCAAAATAGTCATCCCAATCCACAGTCATTTCCAAGTGAACAAAACGATTGGCCAGTGGTGCAGGCATACGGAATGTAACGCCTTTGTCAGTTTCACGATTGCCAGCGGCCACGATGACCACATTGTCTGGCAATGTGTATGCACCAACACGACGATTCAAAATCAACTGATAAGCAGCTGCTTGAACGCTGGGAGCTGCACTGTTCATTTCATCTAGAAACAAGATTACACTCTTGTACTTACTTGCCAAGTCTGCATTTGGCAATTCACTGGGAGGAGCCCAGCGCATAGTGCCGTCATTGCTATCAAAGTAAGGAATACCTTTGATGTCGGTCGGTTCCCATAGGCTCAAACGCACATCAATAACATGAGATTCAGTCTCAGCGCCCAACTGTTTAATAATATCGGACTTGCCAATGCCAGGGGGTCCCCATAGGAAAATTGGACGCTTGTTCTTAAATGCTTTGCGCAGGGATTTTTTGGCACCGCTTGGGCCAACTGTGCGACTGGAGATTTCTGCCATTTTGCTTCCTATCTTAGTTAAAAAATGTTGTTGCGAACTACGCTGTCTATGCATGTATTATAGCGTAAACCAACAATCAAGTCAACTGCTTTTTCACCTAATTAGTCTATTTTGGCTAATTCTTTCTCGCGTTCTTTCATGGCTTTGATAAGTCCAAATTTTCTGATGTCGTCACTAAACAACATCAGTTCGAAACTTTTGCGCTCTGAAAATACTGTAATTGACATATTGGTAAGATAGTACGGGCAGTCAACATATCTTTCCAAAAATATAATAGTTTGGGGGCTTAATTCAATTGGCTCAGTGAATGGAATTTCGTACTCTTTCAAATCCAAATCTTTTACCAAAAATTCGTAGCCTTCGTCACTCAATCGAAAATTATTTTGTTTACTTGCTCGTGTGCTTTGCCACCACTTACGACCAAACAACTTTACATTGGCATCATCTGTGCTCTTACCCCATTGTTGTAGGAAAATTTTGGTAAGACCATCTCGCGTGATCATTTGATAATGGTTCCTTGAGTCAATTTGACCACTTGGAACTCCTCAGTGCCAAAAGTCAAATTGAGTTTTTTGGCAAGATTATGGGCGTGACCGGGATTGCTAAAACTGACTTTCTTATACTTTGGACCTGGATAACTGGTAAGACTGTTAAAGCTCTTTAGATTAAATGGTGAATTTTGATAAAATACTGCCCATATGGCTTCGGCTTCCAGAATTTGCTCTGCTTTGTAATTTTTTTTGTTAATGTATTCTAATAGAACACTAGGTTTGGGTCGACTCATATGCGTATCCTCGAAATATACGCATATATTTATCAGTATTTGTCTCTAAAGCCGCCGCCATCCATACTAACTTGTACAACTTCGGTTTGCCCAGCTGATTTCAGTTCCAGCAACAGGGCTGTATAATCTTGCAAAAGTTTTGATTGTATCTCAGTCAACGCAAGATTAAGCAGTCTAGCTTGTTGAATAGACAACTTGACTTCTTTGCTTTGACTCAATTCTGCGGCTCGCAATGCTTGCGCAAATTGCGCCAACGGTGTTGTATTAATATTACTTAACATTAGACAACACCTGTTTCATTTCAAATTCAGTTTTGAAAGGACCCTTAAACTCATTTCGTTCTAGAGTAATCACTTTGGGACAAAATGATTTTACCCAGCCTTTGTTGAATTTTATAGTATAGTAGCCTGCACAGTATAAACTTTTACTAGCATTGCTTTTGGTAAACAGCGGTAGTCGCCGTCTCACATCATACATGGCGTTGTACGGTTTAACACTGGTTAAAAACCCATGGCATTCATTAATGTCTGCCTGTGTAATTTTGACTTTGGGGCTTGTTAAAAAGAAACCTTCTCCAAATTGTTTGGTCAAATCCTGTTTTTTGTTAAACATCACTTCTCCTGTGGTACTACTCAGCAGGAATTTATTGTTTTCTTTTTTATGTAGTGTTGCAATTTTAGAACCGTCCTGTTCCACAATCCAAAACTTACCATCCACAATAGGCTTGGCGTATATTACTGTCATAATTTTCTCCTGTATATTATTCTACCTCGAAAGCGTTGGAATAATACATGTATTTATCCTAAGTTTTCAGAGGGAAACGGCCATACAGCCGTACTAGCAGCAATCTCTATATTAGCAGGGCGTTTTGCTAATTTTACATTTTCTTCAATGATAGTTCCATCATCCTCACATAAACTAACTTGAAATGGTGCATACACAAGAATAGAAGTATCTTCGTCTTGCCATGCATGATCGCCGTCAAACAGCCAACCTGCACCACCTTCGTAGTATGATTTGCGAATGGCTTCCTGTTCTTCTTCAGTGATATCTTCGCTAAATTCTAGTTCGATATTGATACTGTCATCAAATTCACAACCCCAGCCGGGCTCAGATTTAGCATAGACAACATTGCTGTCCTCGTATGGTAAATTACAGTCCAAGTTTTCTTCTATAAAACCTTGTCCCCATCTAAATGTTTCGTCTAGATTAAACCAGCTAATTGTACCGTTTTCGTTATGACGGTACATTTCTACATGGTATACAATACTTTTCTTTTCAAGGGGTTTTATAACATATACTGGCATTATATTGTCTCAAATAAATTTTGTGTTGTTGTCTCTTGATACTTGGCCTGGAACGGTTCTGCATAAGATTGTATATTATCGGCAATCTTTTTCATATCCCATGCATTACAAAACTTTAACATGCGAATTCCTACCTGGCTAACTTCTTTAGGAACTGCATTGGCCTTTATTGTTTCCAGTATTTTTTCTTTGATATCTGCTGGTTGTGCGGTTAAATCGCATAGTTGTACATTGCGTTGATAATCTTCTAGAACTCTGTGTTCTTGACCATTATGGTCGACCCATCTCTGCAACATGAGATTGTTCCACGCATATCCGCGGCTTTTACGATCTTCAAACGCTTCTGCTAGACCCACTTTGTTTTTGCTACCTTTAGTACGCACACCTGGATACGCCGAAAACACATTGTCACTGGTATCGCCACGCATACATTTTTCGAACAGCATCCATTCTGGATCTTGTGCTGGCTTGGGCAGGCCAGTTTTTTTGTCTTTAACTGGTTTGCCTTTGGCATCAAAGATGCCTTCGTGTGTGATATGTAAATCACCTACACCGTTGTACTGACTCACTGTAGGGCTTACCAATTGTGCAAAATCGCCATCTGTACTAATGATCACATGTTTTGTTTCTGGATGTGCTTGTATCCAGCCGGCAATCAAATCATCTGCTTCTAGGTTAGCATGTTGCATCACAGTTGCATTTGTCTTTGCTGTAATAAAGTCTTTGAACTGATCAAATGCTTCCCAGAACAATTTGTCTTCATCTTGTTCTCGTTGTGTCATTGCTGCACGAGTTTCTTGCCTATTGGCTTTGTAAGGCTTGTAATAGTCTTTGCGCCAAGATCTACCTTCGAGGCAGAACACCACATGGCTACCACCAAAGTCGTTCCAGGCTTTCTTGATACTATTCAGTGTGATATGAAAAGCCATACCAAGTTTAATCTCAGCGGCACCTTGTACCACATGCCTTGCACGAAAGAATGTGTTAGCGGTATCAACAATAATATGTGTCATTTAACTTCGGCTTTGCCGTTTCCCAGTCTGTTTACATTGATAAACCCAGCACTTGATCTATTAGGATCTTGACCTGCCTCGGCTAGCATATTGCCTGCAAGATCTCTAAACCAACGATCCACAATCTCTTCATCCGGGTCACCGTCAAAACCATAACCCGCTTGCTTTAATTGTACTATAAAAAGGTCATTCCAGTCAAGCTCAAAAAATCCATTACGCACATTATCTGGAATTACTTTGGTTTCCAAAACAGCAACATACGGTTCACCCCTTGCACTAGCACGAGCTTTGGGATCCATCTTGGCCTGTTCAGATTTTTGTTCAGCTTCTACAGCATCTAGTTCATGTTGTTGTTTGATACCTTTTAGTTTTTCAATCTGTTGTTCAGTTTGAACCTTCTCAGCTTGAATTTTATCAATACCCAACCATTTTTTAATTAAATTTTTCATCTTTATTTTCCATACAATCTCTGCCTTGTCTACAATTTCCAGTACAATTACTGGGAGTCATTTTTTTGATATTTCTTAATAGTACAACGATTAATATTACCCAACCAATTGTAAAACAAAACATGAAAAACATTTAAGTGCCCCATTCGTTTTTAAATAGAGGCACCTGTAAACGATCACTGTAACGCCAGCCACGCTTCATAGCCGCTAGTGCTACATTCTTTGCATTAAGTGTATAAACACTTTCTACACCGCCCACTGGCATTAGATACACATGTCCTTTAAATCCGTCAGTGCGGAATGCACCCACTGCACATTCAGCATCGGCAATGTCTTGTTCAGTAGCAACAACAAATTTAAGATATACAGTACCAACTTGTTCGTATTCACAAACCACTTCGGGAAGAATCGCATCATCCCACTTTTCGCCGCTGGCCGGAAGTTTGGCGCTGACACTGAATGTGAGTTCTTTGCCTACTTCACTATTCCATTTGGTCAAATAAGATCTAAACTCTGGAGTAAGTTGCTGAGTGCCATTTGTTTCAAATGTAATTTCTTTTAGATCACGCATTTTAGGATTATTTAACAGGTCTGGATAAGCACGTTGCCAACCTAGCAATGGCTCACCGCCTGTGATAACCAAATGTTCGTCCTTCCACTCGTTATGTGGAATAATTTCCATAATACGATCTGCGATTGCTTCGCTGGTAAGCATGGGGCTAAGGTCTTTAAAACGCGGATCCCAGCTGGCGTAGCTATCACAACCTGAACTTACTAATGGCAAGTCTTCATATTTAAAAAACTTTTTAATATCAGCCGCAATAAAATGCCGTTCTTTGCTGTGTTCACCACGAGGCATACCAAAACCATCGCAGGTAAAATTGCAACCAAATGTACGCAGAAACACACTTGGGACACCCATATAGCGTCCTTCTCCTTGAATTGAATAAAATAATTCTGCAATTTTAATCTTTGACATTTTTCTTCCTAAAATCTTCTACATCTATTATAGCACTTTTTAATGTTTCTGCATAGTTCAGTGCCTGTTGTTTGGTCAAATGCACACTGGACTCTGTATCGATATAACCTTTAGTGACTAAGGTCCAAATATGATACCAACGTGTTTTTGACCAGAAATTTGTTTTACCTGTAGTATACACAGTAACCACAATGTCGCAGTCGTCTGCTTCAATCCATACATTGTGATTGTGACTTTCATCACCACAATTGCAAGCAACTCGGTAGACTCGGCTGTCTCCCCAGTCGTTTGTTTTTAATATGCCCTCTGCTGGAAGTTGATAATTCATTTGCAAGTCTCCAACCACTCATCAAATCGATCAACAGCTTCTTCAAAACTAACAGCCAACACTTTAGCTTCAATTTCGCCCTCAGAAATATGCATATCAAACGGCACAACTCCGTTGAATCTAAAATTATTGGGCACATTTACACACACCACAAACTCTTGCAAGTTTTTAGCGCGGGTAATAAAATGATCTGTTATGTCTTTGGCTGTGGTCATTTTGAAGCAAACTCCTGTTGCATTTTGATATTGTCAAAAAATTCTTTCTTTGCGCCTGGATCAGTTTTGAATGATCCTTGTAATACCGTGGTCTGTGTCAGGCTACTGTGTGCCATAATACCGCGATTCTCACAACAACCATGCGTGGCTTGAATGTACACGCCTAAGTTTTCTGCTCCAGTTGCTTTTTGGATCTCTCTGGCGATGTCGTTGCACAGTTCTTCTTGTAAAGTACCACGCCTAGCACACCACTGAGCAATGCGAGTATACTTAGATAAACCAATGAGCTTTTCGGCAGCGATGATTCCAATATAGGCGACCCCACTAACTGGTTGGTGATGATGACTGCACATACTGCGAAGTTCACTACGTACAACCAGCATGCCTTCGTAACGGTCCGATGAATCATTTGGAAATGCTGTTGCATCGGGTGCTGGCTCATATCTTCCTGCCATCACTTCGTTGAAATACATTTTGGCCAGTCGTCTTGCTGTGCCTTTACTATTGGGATCAGTTTCTCTATCAATGAGCAATCGATCAAGTACTAGTTCAAAAGCTTCTGCAGCTTCATCGATTAGACGTTCTTTATCGCCTTGGTGTAGATAATCACTAATGTTATCGCCTGCCCAAAATCGCTTGCCTTCACGCTTCATTCTAGCACGGATGTTATCACCCATATAGCCTTCTGAATATCCCTTGTCGCTCATGATGTCTGCGGCTTTGACATAAACTTCTTTGCCTAAGGGTTTATATTCATCTGCTACAAATTCATTGCCTGCATCTGAATGAAATACTGGATCTGGGGTGAACTCTTTATTAGTCATTATTACTCCTATGTTTGTATTATATAGGTTTATTTAGGTTTTTGCAAATATTTTATGCTCAAATATATTCACTCAATAGTATTTGACACAGATCATAATCTTTTTGATTTTTAAATGTAAATGTCATATAGTCTTCATATGGTTTATAAACAAATCGATTACCAGGTAGCCCAAATACTTCTAAGACAGAAGCGCAACATTCATTCCACCAATTGACACCTTGATTATCCCAAAGAATTCTAATGGTTAGATTTTGCATGTTCGATAATTTTTAACTCGTCTTCTAGGTATTCTTTATAACTACTCATAGTAGAGACAGCTTGGATACTGCCGCCTTCTTCACTAAGTTTTTTTAGATCTTGTTCAACTTTAGAAATTTTTTCTTTGAGTTCTTTAATAGATAAAGTCATGCAGTTAATCCGTTAGCTAATACTGTTAGTTCTTCTTTAGTCATGAAAAAATTATACACAGATGTGTCAGTAATTTCGCCATCCTTTAAACATTGTTGTTCTAAATCAACACTAAACAGTCCTTTAGGGCTCAATACCTCATACTTTTTTAGCACAAGACGAAAAGCGTTATTTTCTTTAATAACTGTTTCTGTGTAAGTATTTTTAATTGACTCATGTAGTTCCATCAATCTTCTCCTTTAATTGCTTCAAATGTTCTATATTTTGCCAATGCTTGAATGTATTCTTCATACAGTTTCTTCAGCTTTGGGTGTTTCTTTTCAAGTTTAACATCTCTTTCGGGAATAGTCAATACTCGTTCGATTGTGTTTAACCGTTCTTCTAAGTCTACACCGTTGATAACCATTCGACCGTTGACTTCTAAACTAGGCGGATTATTTTTGGCAACCAGTACATTATCACCCAGTTGATTTGGATTAGACCATGTACCACTAGTTCCGTTAGTTGTATAAATCTGTCCAGCACTTCCGTTGCCAGCTGGGTAAACTGTTCCAACTGTTAGTGGAGTTGCTGGCGGAATAGCACTGCCGTATCCAATATTCACAGTGCTGCCAATTAAGCCATTACTTGATTTATTGGTTGTTGATAAATGTGCCATTTTTTCTATTATCCAAATATGTTTCAAAATGTATCCAGTTATCTTGAACAATAAATCCCCATTCACGCTGGCGTTTGCCAACAAAGAACAGTGTCCAAGGAGTCACTCCTTCTTTCAATTCAATACGGTGGAAGGTGTGTGTATTACCACGGCGAAAACTGCCAGGGCCACGCCAATGACGCACTTCACAATTTTTTGTACCATCTGGATTAAACTGTGCTACCCACTCGTAATAACCGCCTGCAAGAATAATAGTAAAGTAATTCCAAGGATGATCATGCACATCATCTGGATCGCTTTTCAAGAACTTGTGCAAGAACACATTGTATGGGAATGTAACACGCTCTTTAAAAAATATATAGTAGCGTTCTAAGTACGGTTCGTTCTCAGTTCGATCCATGATAATGCGTTTGCGATCATGGCGTTCAAGCCAATCAAGGCTTAGGTCTTTGATCTTCTGGAGTATCATAATGGTCCTTCACAAGTTTGTAAACTGTTTTAAATTTTTCAAAAGCTATTTTTAAACCAGGGTATTCTTTGCACATCTTTTCAATTCTATCAAATTCCGGCAAACAGTTGACCCATTCTTCCGGAATATTAATTTTAAATGTTGAAGTATCGGTACTTATTGAATTAATCTGTGATGTAGTCAGTGTTGGAAATGTAGTGCCATTTGACATTCCTCCGCCAACTGAAATTGTTCCATAATTATTATTATAATAATAAGTTGCTGATGGATAATTTAAACTAGAAATTGTATTAAAATCAATACTGTCTAAATTGGTAATGGTTATAGTGTCTATGTTGCTACTTGATGTTGGCAAGTAAGCCGCTGGCTGAGAAGTAGTTGTCACGTAATAACTCCGTTTGTTTATGTAGCATTGGAAGTCTAGTTTCGTAATTTTCCATATGATCTATAATTGTTTTACAAACAAAAGGTCTATATGTAGAATATGCTTCAAAACTTTCTGCCCACTCGCTGGGATATTTAAATGTATCAAATGCCATTTCGCTGTAACTAAGTCTATCTGGAACCATAGGGATAGAATCTACAATAGCACCTTCATACCAACTGATGCCAAGTGTTTCTTGCAAGTTGGCACTGAATACCATTTTAGATTCTCCTAGCAGTGCATGATACTCATGTTTGCTGAGTTGTCGATCCTGGCAAACAACAAATTCGTACTGTGGTAAATGTGTAGCCAAATCACGGAAAATATCAACCTGTTTCTCAGGTGCTATGCGATGAGGAAACAGTATAAGGTCACGCTTTGTTAGACCTTTATATGCAGTCAGTGTATCTTCCATATACTCCATGGGCCAGCCAGTGCGAACCAGTTTGCCGCTGTCATAGCGTTCAGCAAAATCTTCTTCGTACCACGGATTTTCTGTAGGATAACCATCCATAAGCAATTCGTCTATGAATAACTTGACATGAAACTCAGTAGCAAAGTAGTTGTGATCAAACGCCCAGAAGTAACTCTTCTCAGCATGTCTAACCCACGGCTTCTTGCCAACAAGACGTCCTAAGAAATCTTGAGGATCATATGATCCGGCATGCCACAAGCCATGTGTAGTTACTG